GTGTGGTGCGCCGATATAACGTACATTCCAATGCCGAAGGGGTTCCTGTACCTGGTGGCGGTGATGGACTGGTACAGCAGGAAGGTGCTGGCATGGCGCCTGTCCAACACCATGCATGCCGATTTTTGCATTGATGCCCTGGAGGACGCGCTGGCCCGCTTCGGCCGGCCGGACTATTTCAACACCGACCAGGGCAGCCAGTTCACCGCGACCGCCTTCACCGGCGTGCTGGAGGCCGCCGGCGTGCGGATCAGCATGGACGGCAAGGGCCGCTGCATGGACAACATCTTCATCGAGCGGCTGTGGCGCAGCCTGAAATACGAGGACGTGTATTTGATGGCCTACGCCACCGGCTCGGAAGCCCGCCTGGGAATCGGCCGCTGGATCGACGGCTACAACGCCCGGCGCCCCCACCAGGCCCTGGCCTACCGGACCCCGAACGAGGTGTATGCCGGGACGATGCCGCAGCCAACGGAGGTGGCGGCATGAACATCGCCTCCCTCCCCGCAGATCCCCCCCGCTTACCACAGGAACCCCCCGCGCGCGCCCTCCGCCAGCTACTTGACGAGCGCTGCGGGCGCGCACGGGTCCCCCCTATGGAAAGCGTGGACGATCTGCTGCCATCACAACTGTTGACGCAGGAACCCATGCCAACATAATCACCCCACCCCAACGGGATCGGCCAGAGCCAACGAAGGCCCATTTCCTGTCCAGCCCGACGGGGCCAGCTCATAGGTCAGGCCGCGCGACGGAGGCTGTTGGTTGCCGGAGGTATAATTGATGGTGACGGTGACGCCGGCATCGGCGCCGGCGAAGGTGTAGGTGCCCCCGCTGACGCGGTATTGGGCTGCCGTCGGCCCGCTGGCCGAGACGGTCCAGGTCTCTCCCGTTTCGGCGTCGACCACGCCGTAATTCGTCACCGGGCTTCCCGGCCAGTCCACGGTGACCTCGAAGGGCGCGACCAGAGGGATGGTGTGCTGTTCCGGCACCACCGTCTGGCCGGTGAGCCACCCCCACGGTGCCTGGGCCTGGGCGCCGTCGAAGACGGTCAGGCCCAGCGCGGCGGCGTCGGTCTCCGTCTTGGCCGACCACACCGTGCCGACGCCGGCTATCGGCCCGTGGCACAGGCCGAACACGAACATGGCCGAATAGGTGGTGGTCGTGGTGCCGCCGCCGCTATCGCCGCCGCCGCCGCCCTTGCCGCCACCACCGCCGCCGCCACCACCCGAGCTGGTGGACTTGCTCTGGAAGTTCCCATAGTCGAGCAGGTTGGGCGCCACCTTGGCGGTGCCGATCACCACCGGGATGACCTTGTCGTAGCAGCTGGTCTGGATGGAGACCCCGGCCGCCGCCGCGGGCTGCTGCGCCTGCGGCTGCTTGGGCTGGGATGATCCGAACAGGGAGGCCATGCTAGCGCGCGCCCCCCCACAGGGTGAAATAGCGCGGCTCGCGGTCGGTCAGCAGCTTCTTGTCGAACGCGTCGCGGAGCGCATCGCCGAGGATGACCGCACCGGCCCTGGCGGCGGCGTGGATGATCACCGGCCACTCGATCACGATGGCGCCGTGTGCCCAGCAGCGGCCCACCTTCCAGAGGACGAAGTCGCCAGGTCCGGGCGCGCAGGCGCCCATTTCGTTTGGATTACCGGCCCCGGCGTCGGGCGGCCCGGCGAACTCGGTGGCATGATCGAGCACGCGGCCCAGGTAGCGTTCCTGGTCGCGGTGGAGGTGCCACTGGGCCGGATACTCCTCCGGCGGGATCTCGGGAATCAGGCCGACGGCCGCGTAGACGGCGGCCGGCAGGTTGGCGCAATCGACCCCGGCGCCCTTGAGGCGCTGATTGTGATGGTAGGGCGTGCGCAGCCAGGTCCGCGCCTCCGCCACCACCATTGCCCGCTGCCGCCGCTCAATCTCGTCCATGGTCAGTTCGCCGTCGAGGGTGGGGGGACGTTGGGATGGCCACGGAAGTTGGCCAGGTTGTTGAACTTCGGGCAGCCCTTGGCATCCATGGTGCCGTCGCAGCCCGGGTGGGCCACGAAGGCGTCGCCGGCGGCCGGGGCCTGCGGAAACGGCGTCATCAGCGTGAGGATGCCGGCTGCGTGGCTGCGGATCGAGCGCGACTGCCCGGCCAGGGCGCCGCTGGTGAAGCCGATGTCGCCGATGTCGAACCACCCATCGGCCTGTGTGAGCGCCGTTTCGATGGCCAGCGCCGTCGACCCCGCCGCCGCGCTGCCGGTGATCGCCCAGGTGGCCAGATCGATGCCGCAGGACTGGTCGCCCAGCAGATTGAGACAGCCGGGCTGATAGACCTCGTGCGGCCACGGCTGCTGCAGGATCTCGGCGATGGAATTGACGCACAGCGTGATCACCGAGCCGCCGGCCGGGCTGATGTCACCGATCCGCCCGGTGAACTTCTCCTCGCTCCCCGTCGCCGGCAGCGGCCAGTATTGTGCCGAAGTCACCAGCGGCAGATAGGCGCGGCGGTATTCCAGCCAGGCGCCGTCGAATGCGCCGGCAGCGATGGCGTCGGCGAAGGGAACCCCCTGAATCTGGCCGGCGCCGGGCAGCACGCTGACGGTCAACGTCTGGACGTCGGTTCCCAGCTTCCAATGGCACTGGGAATTGTCGCCCATCAGCCCCCAATAGGGGCCGGTCCAGCCGCCGCAGGGATAGCGCACGCCATCGTCGAGGATATCGGCATCCCCGCCCGACCACCGCAGCTCCGTGCCATCGGCCAGGGTGACGATGTAGAGGTCGATGCCGACGAACTGACGGCCGTCGAGAAGGGCTTGAAGCTCGGGAGTCATGGCGCCCTCACTTCACCGACCGGATCGGCACCTTGTCGGCCGAATAGAGCGCGGTCAGGAACAGCTTCATGTCGAGCTTGTCGTCCTCGAATCGGCAGGGGAAATAGAAGGTGAAATCGGCGACGACGAGGTCCCCGGCCGACGGTGCCGCGGCAAAGGTGACCAGGCCCGGGGTGGTGCTGTCGAACGGCGCCACCGTCCAGCCGGTGGCGGTCGCGCCGCCGATCCTGATCGCCGACACCACGTGCGGCGCCCAGATCGGCTCGACGTAGCCGCCGCAATCGCGCACCAGCTGGAAGGTGGTGGTGCCCCCATCCCCGCGCCCGATCGGCTGATCGGTGACCTGGTTGTCGTCGGGATCGCGGTAGAGGAAGTTGCCGAGCTGGGCCATCGCCGTCTTGAAGAACGCCGTCAGTTGCTGAACTTCCGGCGTATCCGGCGAGGCGCGAAGGAATTCGAAGACCAGTTCCCAATGGTAGATCGGGTAGGTCCAGTTGCCGATGCGCGTCTCCTTGCCCGAGCGCGCCGTCTGTACGGTGGTCGAGAACTCGACGGTCTTCGGGATGTCCCAGCCGATGCCGGCCAGATCGGGAAAGACGGGCGTGGTCATCGCCTCACGACCTCCCGGCGATCTTGGCGCCCAGGCTGACCTGGCGGTTCAGCGCGGTGACCAGGGCCGACCCGTTGCGGGTGAACAGGTTGGCGACCGAGGCTGCGTCGGGGCTGGTGATGTGGTTGTGGTAGTGGACCTCGCCGCCCTTGCCGCCGCGCTTTGCCATGCGCCCCGAGCCGCTGCCGGTCGGCGACGGAGCGTTGACGTTGGCCGGCTGGGCCATGCGCGGCAGGCCGATGCTCGGCATGGCGGCGGCCGGGGCCTGCATCATCTCGACATTGTTCATCAGCTTGTCGAGGCGGTTGGAGAACGGCGCCGACAACACCTTCTCGTCCTTGTGCAGTTCGGTGATCATCCCGTCCGCCGGCACACGCTCCCAACCGCCCTCGGCCGAGGCCATCGGCAGAAAGGACATGGCATCGGCATAGGTCTCCTCGCCGACCGCGGGCGCCATGGCCCAGCCGACGAAGGGGATGCAGGCGACCGACGACATGGCGCCGGCGGCGGCGATCGCCGCATAGGCCGGGATCTCTCCGGCCGCCTCGGCCTTGGCGGCGGCGATGGCGGCGATGGTCGATGCGGCTTCGGCACCGGTTCTGGCGGCGGCCTCGGTCACCGTCTCGCCCGTCTTGGCCGTCTCCAGGCCCAGCCATTGGGCAAGCTGTTCGCCGATCCGCGCGAGGAAGCTGGCGTGCTCGGTGCCCTCGGCGGCGGTGCGGGTGGCGGCGCCCCCGATCGTCGCGCCGGTGCGGGCCTGCTGTCCGGCGATCACGGCGCCAGTCTTGGCCCCCTCGCGGCCTGCGGTTTCGACCACCTCCTCCTGGCCGGTGAGGCGCGACCACGCCTTCATCACCGTTTCCGACCAGATCCACTTGCCGACACGCTGGAGCGCCAGATCGGCGAAAACGTTGGCCAGCCCCATCGCAAGGCTGCGCTCGGCCTGCTGGAAGCTCTGCCCCTGGATGATCATGCCCTTGATGGCGCCCCCGAAGGCCGCGCCGATCCCCGACGACGCGGTCTGCCAATCGTGCAGCACCTGCAGCGTCTGCTGGTGGCCGGCCGCCAGATCCTGGGCGCGGTAATTCTGGTCGAGCTGGACGAGCTGCTTGTTGATGCGGTCGCGCTCGACCGCCTCCAGGCTCTTCAGCTTCAACTTCTCGTTCAGCGCGTCCCGCTCGATCTGGTATTCCGTCGCCTTGAGCTGGCGCAGCCGGGCGAGCGCGTCGCTGTTGTCGAGCACCCCCATATCGCGCAGGAACCGCAGGTTCTCGGCGTCGATCTCCACGTCGGCCTTCTTTGCCGACGTGCGCGCGTCGAGGCCCTCGGCCTCGATCCGGTCCAGCTCCTTCTGGTGTTCCTTCTCCATCTCCTGGATGCGCTTCAAGGCCTCCTGATAGGCCTTTGAATGCTCGCCGGCATAGCGCTTGACCTCTTCGGCCTCGGCCCGCGCGATGGCGACGCGCTGTTCCGACCCCTTGGCCGCCGCAGCGCGCTGGCGCTCCAGGTCGGCGAGCTGCTCGGCATGGGCGTCGGCGGCGATGGTCTTCTCCAGCCGGCGAATTTCCATGAAGACCTGGGCGTAGTCCTTGGTCCCCTCCTTCAGGTGCGCGGCCTTCTCCTGCCAGAACTTCAGGTCGTCGGCCTTGCGCTCGTCCAGCGACCGCTTGTCGGCCGCCTGGATCTCGGCCAGCTCGCGGCGATAGCCCTCCATCACCGACTCGCCGCCGCTTTTCTTCTGCAGGTTGGCGGCGCGTTCGTCTTCGAGCCGGATCGCTTCCTTGATGTCGGCGATCTGCGCCTGGATCTTCTGGCGCTGGGCATCGGGCGCGGCGGCCAGGTCGTGCTCCAGCCGCGCCTGCTGCTCGGTCAGCAACCGCTTCTCGCCCTCGATCCGGTGCAGTTCGCGTTGGGTGGTCAGGGTGCGGTCGAGGATGGCCAGCACGTCCTTGGCGCGGTCGGCGTCATTCTCGCCCCCGCCCGGCTTGGCGGCGGTGTCATGCCCCGGGCCTTCCGGCTTCGGCTGCGCCGCGGGCAGATACGGCGTCCCGATGTCCTTGGCGGCGACTCGCACCGCTGCCATCTGCCGCATCATTTCGGCGGTGTGGGTCTGCCATTCCTGGGCGATCTCGCCCGGCATCCGCTTGAGGAGATCGCTGGCCTGGGCGAAGTCGCCCTTGGCGGCCAGCGAGATGGCGTGGATCGAATCGACCACCAGGGCGGCCACCGGCCCGGCGACGGCCCGCATGGAGGCCTCAAGATAGCCGAAGGTGTGGATCATCATCTCAACGACGTCGATCAGATTCCAGAAGGCCTTGCCGACGATGGCCGCAGGCGTCCGCATTGCCTCCAACGCGGCGGCGATATCGCGCATCACCTGGGCCAGCACCTCGCCGTGGCTGCCGGTGCCGCCCATGGCTTCGGCGAGCGCCCGCAGATTGTTGGCCGCCTCCTGCGCCGCCTGTTGGAACGGCGTCTTCATCTGCTGCGCCGTCCGCTCCATGACGTCGCCGAATTCGCGGGAGACCAGTGCCTTGGCCTCCATGACATGGCCGGAATCCACGAGGCTCTCGGCCATCCTGATCGTCTCGGCCGAGACGGCGTGGGTCTGCTTCTCCAATTCCTCCAGGAACTTCAGCGGGTCGGCAATGGATTGGCCGAGCTTGCGGGCCGCCGCTGGCGCCGACTCGCCGGTGACCATCACCCAGCCTTCCATCCCACGCGCCAGATCGGCCATGATCTGCGGCGTCGCCGAGCGGATGCGGGCGAACTCGCCGACCACCCCTTCGGCCGCTTCCTTGCTGATGCCGTGCATGCGCGACAGCTGATTGACCGTGGCCTCCAGGCCGTCGCGGGTGAACAGCGCCGCCTGGCCGGACAGGGCCAGGAAGGTCTCGGTCCTGGCCAGCGCCTGGGCGGCTGCCTCGGCGCGCGCGGCGATTTCATAGGTGACGAAGCCCACCGCGGCCAGCGGCCCCGCCACCCGCAGCGCCGCCATGCCGATAGTGCCGAAGCGCTCGGCCAGCACCATCAGCGACCCGGGCATCCGCGAGAAGTTGCCGCTCATCGCCTCGTGCGCCAGCACGATCAACTCGCGCTTGGCGCCCACCGTCATGGTGCCGACCTCGCCCATGGCACCGGCAGCCCTGGCGGCATTGTCGTTGACGGCGGCAAGCGCGGCGCCACTGGCGCCGACCTCCTTGATCGCCGCCCCGGCTTCCTTGGCGGCGCCGGCCACGCCGGTGAAATGGGCGCGCAGGCGCTCGTGAAGCGCATTGAGGTCGGAAACCGGGATGATGCCTTCCCGGAAGCTCTCGTTCAGCCGCTTGGTGGCATCCACCATCGTCTTGCACGAGCCGGTGACCTGCTTGAACAGGGCGTCGACGTCGTGGGACGCGGCATTGGTGGACGCCAGGGCATCGGTCAGCTGGCGCGACGACTCCGCCATGGTGTCGACGCCGCTGACCGTCTTCTTGATGCCGCCTTCGAAATCGGCGACATCGGCGGATACCCTTACGCTGACGTCATCCGTTGTCGCCATGCCTACTCCAGGATCTCATTGGCGCGTAAGAACAGGGCAAGGGACACCGGCAGCGGAGGAACCTTCTCCCACTGCCGGCACAGAGCCTCCCACAAAGGGAAGGTCAGCTGTCCGACGTCGCGTCGGCTCCAGCCGGAATGGGCGCAGGCGGCGGCGAAGAGGGTGTCCCAGTCGTCGACGACCTCGCCCTCTCCGCCACCAGTTCCCCCAGGCGCACGAACCCGCTCAGATCACCGATGATTTCCGAGGCCGCGTAGATCTCGGCCAGGTCGGTGGGAAGGCTCCGCAGCTCGGCTTCGGGCGCCTGGCCAACGAGGGCCGCGACGATGACGCGCAGGCGGGTGATCACCTGCTCGGCGCCCCCGATCCGGTGCAGCGATCCCAGATCGGGATAGATTCGGGACAGCTGTTCCCAGTTGAGCGGGCCGACCGTCCAGGTCTTGCCGCCGAAGTGGATTTCCCGACCGGCCATCAGACCGCCGCTCCGTTGATCCAGCGGCCGTAAATCTTGCCGCTCGGGCCTTCCTGGGCTTCCCAGTCCATCTCGGGCGTGCAGAATTCGCCGATCTTGCCGCCCTCGGAATAGCTGGACGCCTGCACCGCGTAGATCACCATGTCCTCGGTCTGGAGTCCGGTCGGCGAGTTGTAGGCGTTCTGCAGGTGCAGCTTGAACACCGGCGAGGTGCCGGCCTGCTGATTGGCGACCTCATAGCCGAGACCGCTGCCGGCGACCTGGAAGCCGTAGGAGATCAGCACCGGTACTTCGGCGGTGGTGTCGGCGGCGCTGAACAAATACTTGCCGGTCGGGTCGACCGAATATTGGCTGACGGCCGGAAGGCTTCCCGAGACGTAGTTGACGCGGGTGAAGGAGGCGCCGTTCAACTCGTTGACGACGCCCTCATCGTAGAGAAAGGTGGCCTGGTTCGCCGGCGTCACCAGGGCGGCGGCGACGGCGGATTCGCCGTCGGCCAGCGTGGTCTTGCCCGAGGAAAGGGCGACGCCGTGGAACAGGTCCGAAGCGATGCGGATGTCCTGGCGGAGGAACTTGATCTTGCCGGTCATGTCCTCTTCGGAGCGGCCCAGCGCGACCGCGTACAGCTTCTGGCCCCGGCCCTTGACGAGCTTGGCCTTGATGGCGACCGAGGCTTCCTGGATGTCGCAGATCTTGATCGGGGTGGCGTTGGCGACATCGGTGCGGAAGGCGTAGACCGAGCCGATGCCGAATTTGTAGCGGGAGATGGACATACGCTTACTCCATGTCGTCGAGGCGGGCGAGGAAGGTCTTCAGCGTCTCCTTGGCCTCGAAGGCCAGGTTGTGGAGACGGGTGTTGCGGCTGACCGCCGAATCGGCGACGTGGGTGGTCCACAACGCGTCGAGGGCGGCGACTGCACGGGCGGCGCGGCACGGGGCGTCTTCCTGGTGCTCTTCGGAATCGTTGCTCACGACCGGTCTCCTACGCCAGGTTGGCCGGGGAGAGGCCGTAGGTGGTGCGGAAGACCATGCCCCACCACAGCTCCTGATCCCGGAAATCGCTCAATGCGGCACGCGACAGGCCGAGCCGGCCGAGATAGGGGGCCGGCCGCCAGCCCAGCAGCGTCTTCAGCACCTGGTCTTCCAGCGCCAATAGCTCGGTCTCCTTGGCGAAGCCGGCGGCATCGCCGTGCAGGCGCATGAAGATCTGGACCATGAATTCGGACTGCACGACTTGGGGGCCGCCATCGGCCAGCGGAGCCGACGGCATGTCGGCCACCGGCAGCACGTAGGCGTTGGGACCGTCGCCCAACGCATGGCCCGGCTTGGTGGCTGCGCCGTAGCTGATCGCGCCGCCGACCAGCCGGAACAGCTTGGCGCCATCGGTCTTGGCCGCCGCCTGCAGGCGCAGGATGACCGGCTTCAGCTCGATCATGACGGCTCCTTGCCCAGCACGTGTTCCCGCACGATGGTGACGTAGAGGCGGCGCTCCTCGTCATTAATGCCGGCGAAGGGGCGCGCCGGGATGACGATGCGGCCCTCGCCAACGACACGTCGCGCCATGGCGACCACGCGCTTGTCGCCGGCCTTGGCGAACAGCATCCCCGAATAGGTGACCACGGTGCCGTCCTTGCGGGTGACCGACCGCTTGGCCCGGCGCAGCGACAGGCGCGAGTTCAGCACCGTCTGCGCATAGCGGCTGATGTCGGCGCCATACTGGTGCGCCGACGCATAGGCAACCTTGGTGCCCCAGCTGACGCTGGTGGATCCGACCAGACGGGTGAACGAGCCCCGCAGCCGGCCCGACCACTGCAGCTTGCGCTCATGGCCGGCCTTGGCCTTCTTCTTGATGGTGCTGGGAGCCAGCGCCGCCCAGGCCTGCCCATCCGGCCCCACCTCGCGCTCGAAGCGCAGGTCGGTGGATACCATGCCGGAGTTGCCGATCTTCTCCATCGCCGGTGTCAGGTCGCGCGCCGCCAGGGCGTGGCCCATCAGGCGACGGCGGACGGCTTCGTCGTTAACCTCGAACTTGATGCCCCAACCGCTCATGACCAGCCCCCGCGGCCGTCAGCCCAGAACACCGTCGCCGGGACGATAGCGGCGATCCGGTTGGGAGAACCGCCGTCTTCGACCCCGGAGGCCTCCAGGCGGAAGGCCCCGCTGGCCACGTCCCGGAGCGTTCGCAGGGCGTTGGTGTAGGCGCTAACGACGGCCGCGGGCGCCTCGTCCTTGTAGAGCATGAACCGCGCGATGTCGCAGACCAGGCCGACGATGGAAGCCGGCACCGGATCGAGCGGCAGCCGATAGCGCGCGTTGGCGTAGCCGTCCACCAGGGCCGAGGCGTCCGCCAGGCGTCCGTCGACCCTGGTCTGGTCGATCACGTCGCCGCCGGTCAGGTCCACCAGCTCGGCGCTGCCGAAGCGGTCGATCAGATCCTGGAGGAGGGCATAAGCCATGAGTTAGAAATTCCCACAAGGTGCCCCCGGGTTCGACGCTGTCACGTCGAACCCGGGGGCTTGGTTGATCGCTCAAGCCGCCGGGGCGGGATCGGGCACCGGCTTCGGGTCGACGGCGCCCAGCGCGGCCAGTTCTACCGCCTGGTCGTCGGTGAGCTGCACCGTCGCGCCGACGGCGATATCGTCGCCATCGTGGCGGAGCGGCCGGAGCGCCCGGTAGGGCTTGCGCGGCAGGGTCGGATTCGCTTTGGCCATGGTCGTTCTCCTACACCGGGCTCTGGATCAGGAAGGCGGCCTGGGCACAGGTGATCACCGGCGCGCGTTCGTAGACTGTCGGGTAGAGCCACGAGCGCACCTGGCGCTCGACGTAGGGCTGCTCGACGTGCGGATTGCCGTCCATGGTGTACGTGAAGGAAAAGCTGGGCTCTTCCATCCCCGAGGGCAGATCGGGCGAATAGGACAGCAGCGCCATGTTGCCCCACACGTCGCTCATGGTGCCCTGGTCATCGGCGCTGACGGCGCGCCCGACCACCACCTTGGCCACGCCGAAATAGGTGGCGAGCATTGCTTCGGTGATGCTGTCGGCGGAGGTGTACTTGAACTGGTCCTTGATCTTCGGATGGTTCTTCAGGGTATTGAAGACCTTCGGCCCCAGCGTCAGCAGGTTGGGGTAGATACCGACCGAGGAGCGGATGGCTTCCTTGGCTGCGTCGACGTCGCCCACCGGGTTGGAGTTGACGTAGTCCGACCACTTCGAGGTACCCGACAACACCACGGTGTGGTTGGAATCGTAGGCGCCCGGGTTGGTGACCAGCCCGGCCTGCTCGATCTCCAACCCGAGCGTGAGGACACGCATGGTCAGGTTGACCGCCCGCGTGCCGAGGTCGATACCCGGCACGATGGAGGCGTCGCGCAGCCATTCGAACGGCACCTTGCCCTCGACGCCGTCCTGGACCAGGGCGTACTTCTCGCCCAGATAGCCGAGGTCGATGCGGTGCATGCGGGCACCGGGGGCGCGGCGCAGGTTCTGCGCCATGAAGGCTTCCTTGCCGAACTGGAGCACCTGGCCGCCGGAAATCTGCACCGGGACGCGCGGGCAGACGATCAAGCCGATGAATTCGGCGTTCTTGTAGCCCAGCGCAATATTGGAGAGGATCGGGTCGATGACCCTGACCTGACCGGAATTCATCGTCATGGTGGAGGGCCCCTTATTTCAGCAGGATTTCGACGAATTGGCCGGCGGCGGATGCCGCCTGCAAGGCATGGCCGACCAGGAAGTCCGGTCCACCCGAGCCGACGAGGATTGAGCCGTTGGCGGCGGAACTGGTCACCGCCGTGGCACCCGCGGCGACGGCCAGCGACGCGCCGACGATGGCGCGACCCTGGCTGTCGGAGATGATCGCGTCGCCGACAGCGAAGGCGCCCCCGGACTCGACGACGGCGGTTCCCTTGGCGGTGACCGCGATGGCCTGTCCGGCGGCGGTGGCAGCGTATTCGGCGACGCCCTTGACCTTCTGGCCCTGGGCGCTGGCCTGGTTGTCGTCGAAGCCGACGAAGCGGTTGGCTGCGATGACGCCCCCCGCGACGGCGGTGAGGGAGAGAAGGCTGTTGCCGGTCTTGCTCACGGCGTCACTCCTTGGCTACGGCCTTGACGGCCTGGATATAGGACTGGTCGGGGTGCTGGCGCTGATAGGCGAGCGCCATGCCGTGCAGCCGGAGCCGATCGGGGTCGACGATGGCGCCGGCCGGCGCGGCGAACTCGACCGAGGTGGCGCCGGAGCCGTCGCCGGGGGCGATCTCCCCGAACTCCACCATCTTCGGAATCGCCGACAGATGGCGCCGGAAGGCGTCGCGCAGCGAAACCTTCGCCTTCGTGCCGTCGCCCTCGGCGAACTCTATGACCTGGTCGGTTTCAGCCACGCTTTCCATGAAGGCGAGCGTGTTGGCCTTCTGTGCCGGCAGGAACTGGCCCTTCGCGATAAGCCCTTCGAGGAAACCCTCGTCGTCCTTCCGGCGTTGGCCGCGTTCCAATTCGGCGAAGGCGATCTCCTTCTTTGCGAAGGCCTGGGCCTGGGCTTCCAACTCGGCCGCGCGCTTGTCGAGCGCGGCCTGATCGGGCTTCGTGGTCATGTCGACTCCTTGGTCGTGGTTGGAAAAGGAGGCCGACCCGCAGGAACCGCAGGCGCCGTCGGCAGTGTCCTCGGTCTCTTCACGGTCGGCGTCTTCCGCCTGGGAGACGATCCAGCCGGGCAGCGCCTGGTCGGCGTCCGCCAGCCCGAACTTGCCGATCAGCCAGTCGCGCAATTGGCGGAAGACCGGCCCCAGCGGCATGTCGTCCTGGCCGAACTCGACGAAGTCGGTGTCGCCGGCGGAAAATTGCAGCGGCTTGAGTCCGGACACAGCGGGGGGAATGGCGCCCAGGCAGCCGACGTGGCGCAGATAGTACTGGCCCGGTTTCGGGTTGGCTTTCGAGGCCGGCGGATAGAAGGCGGCGGAGACCCGCTTGTATTCGCCCCGCCCGACGGCGGCGGCGAATTGCGGATTGACTTGGTCGACCTCGGCCACCAGCCGACCGTCAACGAATTCGACGCGCTGCACCCAGCCTTGGGCCGGATCGTCGTGCTTGGGGTGCCCAGCCACCAACGGCGCCTGGTGCAGCGCCGGATCGTAGGCGCCGGCAACGGCCACCAGGTCGGCGGCGGAAAAAGTGATTTCGTCGCCGGCCCTTGTGGTGAAGGTGCCGGGCCGGAAGATCTCGATCGTCTTGGTGGGCTTGGACGCGGTCACGGGATCGCCTGCCTGATGAAGGTCGAGGCGATCATCGTCGGCTGGCCGAACGGGGTCCGCGCGGAACGGTTTCCGCCGGGTGCCGCGATGGAGGGATGGCCCCATGCTGCCCGCGATCGGCAACCAAGACAAGGGGGCGGCCGAAACATCGTCGTTAACGCATGTCTAACGCGGATTGGGCGCCCCGAAGTGGTTCGGCGGGCACACCGGGACCCCCACGGGTCTTCCGGCGCTTGCGATGGCCCTCCGGCAGGACTACCCGGCACCTTGGGGTCCGTGCTATGATTCGCTTTGCAGCCGTCCGGTGGGGCGCACCCCCGATCCCGGGCGGCGGCCGACGTGGCCGGTGCGCGGACCATGGTCTCACTCCACCGCAGCATCCGTCGCCTCCTCCGCCTCGGCGCGGTAGACCCGAAGGCCGGTGCGCAGGTTTTTGAGGGCACCCGTCGTCCCCCGGAAGAAGGTCATCCCCGACCAGCGGTTGCCGTCGGAATCGGCGATCAGGCCGAGCACCCGGCGCTTGCCGATCAGGAAGTACTTCACGTAGCGCCGGCGCAGCGACACCTGCCCTGACGCCTCGTCTTCGGCGAAGCCCACCCAGATCTCCTGGGGAGCGGTGATCAGGTCGGCGAGGAAGGGGAAATAGCTCTCGCGCCCGTCGATCCGGGCCGCGTCCGTGATCATGTGGTCGACGATGGCCTGGCCGAGCGAGATCGCCTCGCCGGCCGGATCGGTCAGGATCGCCTCGTCGGCGCCGAGCGCCTGGCGTAGCGCCGCCCGCAGCGCGTCCACCGTTTCCGGCGCCACTGCCGCCGGGGGGTGCCCGATCCCGGGCGCCTGCGTGCCCAATATCCGCGCGACGGGGGGCGCAGGCACAATGTCGGTGGCCACCGGTTGCAGCGGCGTCGCCGCCTGGCGGATGCCGGCCGGAACCGTCAGCTCGTTCCATGGGCCGTGCCGCTCGATCGCCACGCGGTCGGCGCCGCGTCCCCACGCAGCCTTGCCGACGTTGTAGCCGAAGCCGGTGTCGATGCCCTCAGGCACGTTCACCATCTCGACCCCGTCGGGGGTCTTGAGCGGACGCATTTCCCATAGGACGGCCGGAATGTCCGCGTCGGCCGTCACCTGCCAGCCGTAATGAGCCAGCTCGTCATGGGTAAGGAACTGGATCGAGCAGCGGCAGTTCCACCCGTTGGGCGGATAATGTGTATCCCAGAAGGGGTGGTCGACCGGCAGGATGATCCCATGCCACTGTCGGTGCAGCGGCCGGGTGCGGGAATCGAGGATGGCGGTGTAGCGGATGTAGACCTTGCCGCCGCCATCGGCCAGGCGCATGCCCTGCGCCCACCGGCCGGCGGCCACCGCCATGCGCATGTTGGTGTTGTAGATGACCGCTGAACGCCAGTTGCGCGACCCGTTGTAGTCCCAGCCGTGCCTGGCGACGATGGCGTCGAAGTCGCGGCGGAAATCGGCGAGCGTGCGGCCCTCGGCAATGGCCCGGTTGATTGCGTCGTGGAAGTCGGCGATCAGCTGGCCCTTGATCGCCCCGGCAACGACGAAGGCGCGGGCATGCATGGCCTCGCGGATGTCGGTCCAACTCGCGGTGGGGACGTCCAGCTTGCGCCCGAGATACGCGATCGCTTCGGCGAAAGGCAGATTGAAGGCGTCAGCGGACATCGGCGATCTCGGCCCGCCCGGTCAGCTCCGCCACCTGCAATGCCTGCGACAGCGCCAGCGCCAGGTCGGCGGCATCGAGCTTCGGGTACAGCCGCACCAGTTCGTCCGCCAGCTCGCCGATGCTGCTGCAGGAACCGACCAGGCTGCGGACGCGTCCGATCAGGTCGGCCATCGCCGGCGCCGCCGCCTGGACCAACTGGTCGGCAATGTCGTCGGCCGCGTCCCTCGGCGTGGTGTCGCCCAGCTGGAGGTGGCGATCGCCGCCGGCGAATTCGCTGTCGGCCTGCTCGGTCTGCGGGGTTACCGCCACCCCTGGCGCCGCGGGGCCGCTCGGTGTCCCGACGTAGACCCATTTACCCTTCCACTGCTCGTCGATGTCGGCCGCCGGGTCGGCCGGCACCCACCCGGCCTGGCGGGCGGTGGTGATATATGCCAGCGCCATCTGGCGCGCCTGGATCTTCTTCTGGTCGCGCACCGCCTCTTCTTCTTCCCGGGCCATGCGCGGACGCGACAGCACCGGCGGCTGGGCCTCGGGATAGTTCAGGGCGACGATCCATTGCACCAGCTGTTCGGTATGAGCGGCGCACAGAAGGTCGGCGTCGGAATCGGCCAGCTCTTCCCGGATGACGTTGTGGGTCTCGGAGGCGGCGCGCGAGCCGCCGCCGCGGACCGACGAGGTCAGCGTCTCGCCCAGGATGGCGAGCGTGATCATCTCGTCCATGTACCGGCACAGTTCCTCGTAGGTGTTGATGTTGCCGGAGCGCACCCCCTCCAACAGCTTCACCACCGTGCCGTTGGGCACCACCAGGGCCGAGCGCTGGGCGATCCCGGCCAGCACGTTCAGCAGCTTGTCCTGTTCGGCATCGAGCATCCCGTCGGGATACTCGCCGACGACGGTCGGCGAGCCGAACTTCTCGGCGAAGGTGAGCCAGAAGGTGATGCCCTGGCGCTTGAAGTAAGCCGGCCAGAACAGCGTGTTGCCCAGGCCGAGTCCGTAGGGATCGCCGGTCTTGTCGCCGAAGCGATGGACCAGGAACTTCTTCGCGGGCAACTCGTCGCCGCGCATCATGTCCCGCAAGGTCAGCATGCGCAGCTGTTGTTTGTCGTCGAAGACGAAGCGGCGCTGATCCTTGGGCTTGACGTCGACGGGAACAAGGAAATCCTCGGAACGCCGCGCCCACATCACCTCGCCGACGGCATAGCCCTTGAGGGTGGCGTCGAGCTGTTCGCAGCAGATGCGGTCGTAGCGGAATCCCCACTCTCCCTTCAGCACCCGTTCGACCAGATCGGCTGCCTTGCGGTCGATCCGCGCCGAGCTTGCCGGCGTCACCGTCCACGACCGCGCCACCACGGCGGCATATCGCTTGCGCAGCAGGGCGCCGACCAGCGGGTCGCGCGAGATTTCGTCGTAGATCTTGAGGCCGCGACCGCCGCCCCGCGTCAGCAGGATTTCATCCTGCGACCGCATCATGTGGGCGAACAGCAGGTGGAAGACGTCACGATCGGCGCCGGCGATCTCCTGGCGCAGCTCCGCCGGCACGGCTTTCTTGGTATCGCTCACGGCCCTATCCTCCAACGAAGTCGCGGTACCCACCGCCGGCCGCAGCCCGGATGCCGCTGGTGCGCACGCTCGCGGACGTCCCTGCGGCCTGGCACAGGCGCCACAGCATTTCCAGGGCGTCGGGGCCGTCGTCGTGATCGGCGTGCGGCCAGTGGCGCAGCTGCTCCAGCAGCGTGGCGTGGTTGGGGCTGAAGCGGATCAATCCGTTGGCGACGTGGGGCTGTACGCTTTCGATGCGAAGATCCTTGTCGTCGCTGTTCAACAGCGGCACCGCGGGAACCGGGCAGCCCATGGCGGCCGAGCGCCGCACCAGTTCGGTGCGAAAGAATTCCTGAAACTGCACGCTCTCGATGCCCCAGCGCAGGCAGCGGTATTCCTGGTGCAGGGCGATGATGTCGGAAATGATCCTGTCGGGCAGGCGGCGGCGGATCGCCGCCTCGACCACGTCGAGCACCCCGGTCTCGCGGTTGAGACCACCCACCAGGATGGCGGAGGGATCGTTGCGCCGCGACTTCTTGCCCAGGCTGGGATCGCAGACGCCGAGGAAGACCCACAGGCGCAGCCGGTCCACCCAGAACGTCACCCGCGCGAACATGGCGTCGGCGTCGCTGATGGGATCGTTCATGTACTCGCTGTCGAAGGCCGCCCGGCCGACGCGGATGCGGATCTCCATCAGCCGCTTGAACGGCTGCACCGCCGGCCACAGCACTTCGCCGCCGGCCAGCATTTCTGCCAGGTGCTGGGCATAGAACGCGTCGGCGGCGGGGCGGCCGTCGTTGCGCATGATCTCTTCGAAGCGGTCCCACAGATCCATGCGGTCGGGCCATCGGATCACCGCCTTGAACCGGGTGGCGTTCCACATCGGGTTCTTAAGCTTGCGCGCCAGCACCGAATCGTAATGCAGGATGGTGCCGACATAGACGATGTCCATCGAGCCGTCGGGCGGCCCCAGCGGGTCGACCGCCTTATCGATCCACGCCTCAAGCTTGTCGCGCTGCTCGGGGCTGCGCACGTTTTCGTCGTTCTCGATGTCGTCGAGCCACACCAGGTCGGGACGGCGGGCGCCATGGCGAACGCCGCGCAGCCGCTTGCCCGAACCGAACGCCTGGATCTTGTGCCCGCCATTGGTGATGATCACCCCCACCTTCCATGCCCGGCCCTTGCCGACGCGGTCGGGGAAGTCGGCTGCGAGGCGCGGGTTGACCTCCAGCTCCGCCTTGATGCCCTCCAGCATTTCCGCGGCCTGGTCGAAGGAATCGGCCATCAGGCACATGAAGTGCTTGCGGTCGGTCAGATCGAGCCAGAGGTGATAGATCTGACCATAAGTGGTCTTGGCGTTGCCGCGCGGCGCGGCGATGGCCTCGCGCACCCCTTCGCCGGCGGCGGCGATTTCGGGCAGGCGGCGGAACAGGAAGCGGTGGAAGACGCTGGCCGTCGTGGAGACGTAATGGGGGAAGTAGGTGCGGGCGAAGAAGCCGAAGTCGTCACCCGCCTTGGCCCTGCGTTCGGCCGAGGCGACGGCATCGGTGGAGAAGCCATCGACCGCGGCCTCGATATAGGCCTTGAGATCGGCGGCAACCTCGCCGATCGCCTTCAGGAAGTCGGCCTTCTTGTCCTTCTTCGCCGCCGCCATCGGCCTATCCGTATTTCCGGGCCATCTCCAGAGCGAACGGCTCCAGGATTTCGGCCAAGGCGCCGGCATGGGCGGGGAAGCGGTTGCGCACGAAGCCGGCCAGGTCGGCCAGCAATTCGCTGGCGACGGCGAAGCGGCCCAGTTCGGGGGCTGCCTTGGCAGCGGCGGCCATGGTCTTGGTGAAAGCGTCGGCCAGGCGGCTCATCGCCTCGGCGCGCGACAGCGCCGGGATGGATGCGTCTTCCCTCAAGCCCTCGACGGTGGCCTGGTGCAGTGCAAGGTAATCGGCGAGAACCAGCTGAACGATCGCGCCGGTGCCGGCCTGGGTGAGCGAGTGGGCGGCCCGCGCCTTGTCCCAGTCATCGCCGCCGGACTCGGCCGCGCGCTTCCACTTGCGTGCCGTATCGACCGGCACTCCCGACCGCGTTGCGGCCTCGTCCAGGGGCAGGCGTTCCCTGACATAGGCGGTGCGCACCGCAGTCTTGGTTTCCGGCGGGTGGGCCATGGATCAGCCGCCGCCGAGAATGCCGAGCGCCGCGTTAGAAGCGGCGGCCATGATCTCGGAGGGCGACGGCCGTTTAACGCCGGGAACCCGGGCGCGCCCCAAGGCGACGTCGGCGCCGCGGTTGGTCAACTTCGCCACCTTGACCTTGCCGACCAGTTCCACGGTGACCAGGCCCTGTTCGGCCAGCCAGGCGCACAGGGTGTCGACTTGGTCGCGGCTCATGGCGAAGCCGATGGTCTCCAGCAGATCCTGAAGGACACTGGTGTTGTGCGAGTAGTCGGCGTCCTCAACCAGGAACCTCAACATCGCCAGGCGGATCGATTCCTCTAGGATGGTGCGGGTGTTGGTCATTTCATCACCTCTGCCAGGGCGCCCTCGGTGATGGCCCGCATCGGCTGCTCGACCCGCTGGAGGATGGCGGCGGCCACACGGATGTCGCCGGTGAGGCGCTCCATCTGGATCTTGAGCTGTGCCACTTCATCCTTGGTCGGCATGTTGCCCAGCAGGATTTCCATGCGGGCGAAGCGGGATTCCCCCTCCGCAAGCCGCGTGACGAGATTGTCGTGTTCCACGCCGTGCTCGACCTTGAATTTCTCCAACTCGGCCTTGGTGGCCACCTCCCGCAACAGCGAGCGGTGGGCGACGCCGAGGAAGGCCAGCGCCACGGCGGACAGGGCACCGAGGAATTCCAGCGCTAGCCTGGCCAGTTCGATCAGTTCCGCGTGCGTCATCTTGGCCCCGTCAGCTGGCGGGCGCAGAACCCGCAGACATTTGTCCCCGGCACCGCCTGGCGGCGCGCCTCGGGAATGCGTTCGCCGCACGAGCGGCAGGAATAGGCGCTGTCGCCTGCCGGGCGCGGCCGGGCGCGGTGGCGGGCCAGGGCATCATCCCGGTCCGCCTGTTCCCGCTCGGCCGCGTGGTCGACGAAGTCAGGCACCGGCCACCGGCTGATTGCCGCCCGCATGGACCTGAGCCAGGGCGTTGGTCTGGAGCGCCACCAGGGCCGCCCACTGGTCGTGGCTGGGGTCCGCGCCGGACGCCACCACCTGGCTGCCGAGGTCGAACAGCTGCTTGATGGTGCCGGCGACGCCGACCACCGTCGGGATCAGAGGGGACAGGGTCTGGACGATCGCGGCGATTGCCGCCAGGAATGCCAACATGATCAGTTCTCCACTTTCTGGAGGATCGGGAGTGCCGCCTGCAGGGCGTCGATCGCGGCCTGGGCCGCGGTGATCGCCTGGTTCTGGGCGGTCTGGTCGGCCACCGGCTGGCCGCAGGATGCAGCCGGCGGCGTCGCCGTGGCGGCGACGTACTGGACGGCGGAACATCCGAGAACCAGCGTCTCGGCGGTGCTCAGCGCT